ATTCTGTTGTGGTTTTGCCTACAGTTGCCGAAACCGAAGTTTTTAAAATAATCTCGCTGTTTTCAAAAACTCCAAGGGTTATTTTGCTGTTGCTTACATTTACACATAAAAGCATAAACTACCTCATATAACATAAATGTTTGAAAATTTGTATATATATAATACTATTATATAATATATAGCTTTAAAATTTCAATACGCAGCACAGGACTGTGCATTTTTACTACAAGTTTTGTTATGTTTACAGAATGTTTTGTGTATAAAATGAAAAGTGGTAAAAAGCACAAATTTTTTTCAAAAAAGTGTTGACTTTGTTTATAACCCGTGATATCATATACAAGCTGTCACCGAGAGGGGGTAGCAAGATAACCAAAAAAGTTCAAAAAAGTTTTAAAAAAGTCCGCAAAAGTCAAGAGTAAAAGCAGAAAAAACTAAAAAATATTTTTAACTTTTTTGTGAACACGGTTTACGCTATCGCCGCAAGGTTTATTTTGAACAGATTTTCGGACGTTTCAAAGCCTAAAATCTCGCGGGGATAGTTATTGATCCACGTTTCGACGCGCTGAATATATGCGGCGGTTACTTTCCGGAAGTCTGTTCCTTTCGGCAAGAACCGCCGTATCATTTTGTTTATATTTTCGTTCGTCCCTCTCTCGTATGCGCTGTAAGGGTGGCAATAATAAACCTTCGTTCGTTTTCGATCCTTCCCGTAAACAGACTTTTCAATTCCCGCGCAATCCGCGAATTCTGATCCGTTGTCGAACGTAATACTTTTGAATATCTGTGAAAAGCGCCGCCCGTATCGGCGTTCCAGCTTGTTCAGCGCCGCCACGACGCTGGCGGAAGTCTGATCCGGCATTTTGATTATAATTTCCTGTCGCGTCAACCGTTCCGAAAGAACAAACAAGGTTTCCTTCGTCTTTTTCTTTCCGCATACGCAATCGCCCTCCCAATGCCCGAAGGTTTCCCGATCGTTGATTTCCTGCGGGCGTTCTTCTATGCTTTCGCCCTTCGGCGCGCGGCTGGCTTTTTTACGCTCCACTTTGTCATACTTGCGCTTCCGCTTTCCGTGATCCGGCAAGCTCTCGCGGCTAATGCTGAAAAATACGCCTTTGTCGATGTAGTTATAAATCGTCTTTTCGCTGATCTCTGTTTTGAAGGTCAGCCCCAGCCGCTTGATCTCTCCAACAACGGCGGCGGGTGAATAACCTTCTTCGCCGATCTTCTTTTCGATGAAGGCGGCTAATTCGTAATCGTTCCCGATCTTCAATTCTCCGCCTTTCGCTTTGAGGTTTTCGCGGTAACGTTGTTCTGCGATTTCCGGCGAATACCGTTCTTCGGTCGTCAAGTCGGAATTAAGGTGCGTATAACGTCCGCGCTTTAACTCTCTGTATATCGTCGTATTATGCACGTGCAGACGCGCGGCGATCTCCAGCGGCTTCATACCTTCCCGCAACCCCTTTTCAATTTTTAACCGATCTGTCCACGTCAAGTGCTTGTGCATTGTATTTCCTCCTAAAATCAAAAGGACGGCATATCCTGCCGCCCTCCGTTGCTTTATTGCTTGCACGCCTCTTCACAAAAAGAAGCTATGAACTTTTTAATTTCCGCTGTCGGCGTAGTATTCCGTTCCTTGCAAGCCTTTTTGAATTCCTCCAGCATTTCCGGTCGTAGGTCGAGCGGGAAGCGTACGTATTTTTCCCGTATGTGTTTCTGCTGTGCTGAATAGCCCTTGTTCATATCTTTTCGCCTCCGTTTTTCTTTATTATATCATATACGTACGTATATGTCAATAGGTTAAACAAAAAAAGAAGGCGGCGGGAAGCTCCCGTCGCCGTTATTCGTCTATGCCTAAAAGCCAATTTACAGAAACGCCCAGCACCTTTGCAAAGATCATCAATTCAAAATCCGATACAAAGCGCGTTCCGATCTCAATTCGGCTTATGCTGTCCCGCTCCATTATCACGCCTTCGATCTGAATTTTCGCGGCTAAATCCTCTTGCCGTAGTCGGCGGACGACGCGCGCTTCACGTAGTCTGTCGCCGCAAATATTCTTCTTGCCGTGATAATCGTATATCTTCATCTTGAACGCTTCGCCCCCTCTCATTTGTGAACTAAATTCTAATTTTTCCGGAATGGTGTGGTAATATTCCGCTTTATTCTTGATTTTACCGCAAAAATAGTGTATAATTGTGTTAAAGGTCAGAATGGGCGAATTCTACCCGAAAAGTTTACAAATAAGAAAAGAGGTATTCAAAGATGAAAAAGCCTGTTGTTATATGGATCATTGCCGCCCTGTTTCTTGTATGTTCGTTCCCGCTCTTCGCCGAAGGTAATATCGGCGCTGGCGTATGCGGGATCGTGATAGCCGCCGCGCTTGCCGCCTTCGGATATGTGAAGATGCAGAAGGGACAAGCCGCCGCGGAGGAAGCGAAACAAGCCGAAGCCGCCACGCTGGAGGCGGAGGAAAGAAAAAGCGATTATGATACCCGCCACGGCTTGATCGAAGTATCCGTCGCGGGCGTAACGTTTGAGAACGACGACGGGACGGAACGCCAGCGCATTCTTGCGAAGCTCTATAAAGAAAACGAAGGCGGCGGCGTTGAAGGCGTGCTGGAGAAGTACGAATACAAGGGCAAGCCCGCTATTCGTGTTATCGTTGAAGGAAAATGCGTCGGCGTTATCCGCAATACCGATCTTCCCGAATTGCTCCCCGTTGTCGATCGCGTCGAATTCGTCGCCGTGTACGTCGATCGCTTCAAGGACGACGGCGAAACAATATACCGCGCTGATCTCCGTATCGAATACGCGAAATAATGCCAACAAAAAAATCCCCGTGAAGGCGTGCAAAGCCTCCACGGGGATTTTCTTATATACGGCGGAATTACCCGCCGCCGATAAGCCGCGCCGCGGAAAGGGGAACGCGGGCGGCGTAGTCGGTGTTATTCGTTCTCTTCCTGCTTGTCCTCTACAAGTACGCCTTCGATGTATTCCGGAAGATTGAATACGGCGGCTTCGATCATTGCGTCGATTTCGTCCCATTCGAGATTAAAGCCTTTACTTTTGAGAAATTCCAGCACGTAGGCTTTCTTCTCTGCGCCTCTGCCGCTTCCTACGTAAATCTGTTCGGCGGCTTCGACGGCAACCGTTACCCACATTTTGATTTTTTCAAGCTGTGCCGCGTCGGTCTTGCTTTTCAGCCACGGGATCACGAACACGGTAATAATTGCGCCGATCAGCGCAAGGACGGCTTCAACAATGGAAGTAATATCAATAGTCATTTTCTGTTACCTCGCTTTCGCTTGTTTCGATGTTTTCTTTTTTCTTGACACGCGCGACGACAACTTCGGCAATTCGTTTCAGCATCATAACGCCGCATTCGATAACGACAGCGTTAAAGTAATTATCGATCAGCGTTGTTTGCTCCACTCCCGTAATGAGGAAGGAAACATATTGCGCCGTTATAAAGATCGCCGTAGTGATCCCGATAATCGTTACCGCTTTCGTTGCGAAGCGTTCGTCGGCTTTGAAGAAGGAAGCCCGCTTCTTTACGCGCTTCCCGCTCCGGCTTTTGATTTTCATATATCCCCCTTTCAACGCACGCATAACGCACGCGTGCGATTTTTAACGCATTCCACGTGTTACGCCAGCGTTAGATCGGACATTTTCACCGCGGCAATTACAACGCCGTTATAGGTGATAACGACGCGATCGCCGTTGATCTGCTTTACGATGTGGTCGCGCTTATAGACGAAGGAAGCAAGGTTTCCGCCTGTATAGGTTTTCGCCCCGCTCTTCACGCGTACAGAACTTCCCACTTTGATTTCCTCCGCCGCTCCCGCTCCGGAAGCGGTAGTGATAAACGCGTCGGAATATCCCGCCTTTTTCAGCTTCGCCAGCATATTGTCGGCGTTCGCCTTGACGCTGTACGCGCCCACCTGTACTTTGTAATACCCGCCGACGTTCACGACGTAGGTATCGAAGCCCGCGGCGGTCAACTTCTTTTTCAGCGCATCGGCGTTCGCTTTCTGTTTGAACGCGCCCGTCTGCACTTTGTAAAGCGTCTTTGCTTCGGTCGCGGGCTTTTCTGCCTCCGGCTCTTCGGCAACGCCCAGCCGCTTGTTTACCTCCGCCGCGATTTCGCCGTGAAGGTTATACAGATAATCGCCCGGGCAAGATTTATTCGCGTAATCTCTGTGAACGGTCATATTACAACCGTTTTTGTGGTTCACGCGGTCGCTTTTGTTCGTAGACCATACAAGCCGCTTGATCCCGTT